TGGAAGCATGACTTGAATGATCTTGTAGAAGAAATTATGAATGGACACGTCCATTGTCCTGTCCGTGTATCGGTGATCTCAAGCCCAACTACTAACGTGTTTTCATCATCGGTAACCATAGCAATACCGAAAAGAGAAGAAAAGCAATTTGTTGAGTGGCTAGAGGTTGAATACGGAATGTTAAGGGATGAACTAAAAAGATCACTAACTTAAAAAACAAACAATATGAGTTTTATGGGAATTACTAATTTAAAAATGGGAAAGTTTCTTAAAAAGAACATTCTCGACACGATCTCGAAGAAGTATAATTATTCTCCTGACCAATCAATAAAATACCTAAAGGATATCAGTGAACAACTACTGGAGGTACAGGTACTTATAAGCGAAACTAAAAAATATATGGGAAGAGTAAAGCGGATAAAAGACGAGCGAGCGGGAATAGTTTTTCCATTTAAAGAGGGAGATGACTACTGGATTATTGAAGACGGAGAGGTAGTGTATTCAATATGGGATGACGTTAGCGAAGAACTTTACAGACAAAATTCAAATCAAATATATTTTGAGAACGAAAGAAGAGCAAAAAATTATCTAAAAAGAAGCCAACAATGAGTTTAAATAAAAAGGATATCAAATTGATATCAAACCTAAAGGGACTTTATCCTGGTGCGGGAGAGGAATTTATACTAGAGATTTTTCACAACATCAGAGGTAGACAAATAATTTTTCATTCAAATGAGTTGAACGATAATTCAAATCCGGATGTTAAATTTTTTGATATGTCAGACTAAAATGTTATTTTAGCAATGTCAGACGTTAATTATAACTACAAAAAAAAACTATAATTATGAACGAGCGTAAAATTCAAGAGTTGCAAAAGCAATTTGGATACGACATTCAGCAGAGTCTTATCAATTCAGGAGAGGCGTGGAAGATTGGCGGAAACGTCACTAAATCATGTAAGGAAGCCCTTAAATCTGGGGCGTGTTACTTGCCTTATCACTCAATCAAAATAAACATTTTTGTCACAGTACCATCAAGGTATCAGGTAAAGGCCAACGGTTACGGGTCAGTGCAAAGATCAAAAAAATATTGGGCGGATTCCTGGAATTTATCAAGAGAGATAGGCAGAAGCGTATTGCAAACAGTTTAAAATCAACCACATATAATTTTTTAGTTACATATATGTGACAGGGAATTTATGCTTAAAAAATAAACAACAATGAGTAGACTAAAAGAAGATATGAAATTTATAGGCGATGTCGTCAACAGAGTAACTGGAGCAAATCCTTTTTCCGGGGACAGGACTCGTGATAATGTAGACGCTCGCTTTATACTGTGTAAGTTAACTAGAGATTTTTTAGGTGCACCCTACAATAGAATTGGAAAGGTGTTGAAAAGAGATCACGCCACAATAATGTATGCCTGTAAGCAAGCCATTTCGCTCGCTGAAGCAGACAAAGAATTTAGGAGAAACTACTCAACTTGTCTGAAGATTATAACAGACACGGATCTAGGTAAGGGTAAATTAGGTGATGTTAATATTATAGATGTTGTTGAATTAAAGGGACTTTTGAACGATATGACTAAAAAATATGACGAACTACTTAGTAACATTGAGATGAACTCATGGGACTTAATCCGTGAAAACTTTTTGGGAATAGAAAATTCTGTTTTAAGGGGTGTTATGAATGATCGCAACTGTTCTTACCGGTTAAACAGAACTTTAAAGAAGATACTTGTAAATAAGACAAAATAATACTATTTTTAATGATAATAACTAATGATAACTAGAATGAAAACTAAAAGAAGAGGACTCTCCTCTCACATATCTCTCAAAGAAAAAGCACATAAGTTGCTTCAATTAGAGGACATACCAACTACACAGGTATGTGAATATATATACGGCTCGAAGTCTAAAAAGAGCACGTTAAATCAAAAGAAAACAGGCTTATCACCACTACGATTCGAGGAGTCGTGCAGGATCATAGAGTACTATGGAGGCCTGTCCGAAAGGATAGATAAAGTTATTAACGATTGAACGATTGTTCAAGTCCCCTAGGGACTACGACAGAACGGCCTGTACAGTCAGTACGGGCACATTCTGAAATCAACTACAATCACAACTAATTTTACTTATTAACTATCGGATTTTGTTTAACTAAATAAATATACTTCTATGAAGGATTATAAATTCACATTACTTTTAGAAAACATTATCGAACTAATGGAGAACGGGGAGATAATGAATTACGGAAAGAGATTCTCTAAATTAACTATATCGGCATATAGAAAATTACTTACATCTTTTAGAAACCACTCATATGATTTTAATATCGAAGAGTTAGATCTAAACGGTGTTGCCAATAGAAGGGAGCGGTTGATCGTCACCCGAAAATTACAAAACAATGTCAATGGATATTTGAATATCCTTATGGATGAATGCAAGCATCCGAACACAAGGAAGTCAGACCTTAAAAACATAAGGGCTACACTTAAAAAAGCGGAATCATACTATGGGTATCTGTTTCCTAAGTTGCAGTCAATGAGAGAGGTACAGACAGAGGTAATTGCTTTGTCCCCAGATCAGGTTGATCTTATACACAATACATGTCCCGGAAAAGAACTAGAGCACGTCTGGTATTACACTAGACTTATGCTTTATTCTTGTATGAGAATATCAGATCTTGGAAACTTTAAGGCAACAAGTGATGGTAATATTGTAACGATCATTACAAAAAAGGGAATGGGATCTCTATCAAGATTCTATTTGCCAGACGATGTAAATAATTACATAGCAAAACATGGCACTTATGTTTGGTCAATGAAATCTTTTAGAAGAGCATTGAAGAGACTGCTTAAATTCTATCCAGAGTTTATGCAAATCAAAACCGTTTACAATTATGATCATGAGGGGAACCCTCAAGCATCGGAACATTTTTTATACGACCTAATCACACCACACAAACTTAGAAGCAGTGGGATTACCTACCATTTATCTAAAGGTTTAAGTGAGATGGAGGTGAGAAGGATATCAGGCCATGCGAATGGATCTGAAGCATTTTATAGATATGTAAAACATAGCGACATAGATTCCTTGAGAAAGCAGGAGGCAAATAATAAATTGTTAATAAATAGTTAACACATTTTAACACTACAATCGTTCATATGTTAATATTCTTTTTAACTTCGAGGCAAATAACCACGACATGAAAATATCACTTACAAAATGGTCAGATTTGACTACGATAATAGCGAGATTATTCATGATCGTAAGAGGTTTCCTCTTAGGGATTTCAAACTTTTTATGCTCAGACACCACGAAAAAATATGTATGGAGCGAAGAATTAAGGGTTGGATATTTGATTGGGAGTCAATCTTGTTTCACGCAAGGAAGTATTATATAGTAAATTTTTATTTAATCAATTTAACTAAACAGATAAATTATGGGAAAACTAAAACGAAAACTCAAGAAGACTTCAATCGGTAGAGGCATAGAAATTGTGCCATGGGTTGAAAGACTTAATTACTTCAACGACTTCTTCAGAGTTGAAGGATATTCTTTAAACACAGAGATTATAGATATGAACGATAGTATTATCGTTATGAGAGGGGTCGTTTATGATCCTGATAGAAATCCTGTGGCTGATGGTGTCGCTCATAAAAAAACAAGTGAGCCATTTTCATTTCAAAAATGTCAATCTGGTGCCTTAAATAGAGCATTGTTTATTTTAGGGATCGTAGATAGTGGGGAGGAAACTATCATGGACGAGGACGAGGCGAAAGAATTACAACAAGTTAAAGCACAGGATAGCATGACCGTATACGAAAGCATGGTCAATCACATACCTGTAGACTACACTGTTGTAGAACAAAGGATACCTGCTAACAAGGGCACTTTAACTAGCGAACAGTTAAAAAATCTTAAGTCCTTAATCAACGCAGAAAAATCCAAAAAAGCAGTAAAGCAAGCCAGTAAGTAAAACTTAAAGGAGGGTTAAACCAACAACAAGGAATAGTGTTGGTGGCGGGTTGTCCCTAGCCACTTAATACCACCCTCCTTTTTTTAAATTATTCGAGATGGATAGAGGGGTAAACACAGAAAAAAAATCAAACAGAATCACGTTCAGACTTACTCAAGGAGAGGTCGAAAACATGCACAATGAGTGTGTTAATCAACACATGAATGTGTCCGAACTAATAAGGACTGCACTAAAAAAAACATATAAAATATGAAATTAAAAAGAATACCAACAGCAAACCTGCCCTATGAAGAGTGGGTTGAACTTAGAAAGTCATTAGTATTTAAAGGAATGGTTGGCGGATCTGACGCTTCAACATTGCTAGGATTAAACCCCTGGACATCTAAAATTACTAGATGGAATCAATCAGTTGGGACTGCCAATATGAAAAACATTGACAATGAAGTTATGTTTCACGGTAGATTGCTTGAAGATTACGTTGCTGATCTGTGGCAGTACTGGACAGGAGACCCTGTGGAAATGATCAATAACTACCAAAGCAAAACAAAACTTAGAAAATCAATTAGAAGAAACTCCATATTTATTAACCCGGAGTACCCCTTCTTGTTTGCTAATATTGATAGACAGATAACGAGTCACGACACAGAAGAGGGAAAGGGCATACTTGAAATTAAGACGATTTCAGGATACAATGCCGACAAGTGGGAAGGTGGTATCCCTCCATACTACATTGCCCAAATACAACTATATATGTTAGTCCTGGGCTATAACTATGGTCAGTTTGCCTTCTTAAAAGATGGTAGACACATGGATGTCTTTACTGTTGAAGCAAACCCAAATATTCAGGCAACAATAGTAGAGGAGGCTTTTAATTTCTACAACAGCGTACAGGATGCGAGAAAGATTATTGAGGAAGGAAGGCCTACCAATCCTACGGAAGCATACAGAATGATATCACACCTGGAGCCAGACATTGAGGACGAATATAAGGTTGATCTTGATCAATTCTTGTCTGAAAAACACAAGGCCATGGTCGACAGGGTAAGCATTGATTCTGATGATGAATTAAAAAACCTCACAAGAGAGTATGTTCAGGCCAGACAAGAGGAGAAGTTGGCTAAAGAAACTAAACAACTTCACATGCAACAATTGAAACAGATTATGTTACACAGAGGGGCACAAGAAGTTGACTTTGGAGACTCTGGCAAGATAGTATGGGGCAAGACATTTAATGTAAGATTTAAAGAAAAAGCAGAAGTAAATTTTTAATATGAAATTAACAGACATTAAAAAAGGTATACTTAAAAACCTAGCGGTTAAAAACCCTCACACACTAGAAGTTAATCCGGTGATTGAAGGTAACTCATATTTTGGGGCGTGCATATTTATTGGAGTTGGAAAGATGTATAATTTTTCAACAACAGAATTAGCAGAAGAATTATCTGAAACTGAAGAGCATGTTGAATTTTTAGAAGAAAAGTTCATTAACATCTTGGGAGATTACTTCACAACCAAAGATCCGAGCACTACCACTAAAGGGTTTTTTGTGAAAACAAATTTAATTCTTAATCACATTAGAATAAACTATAGTAAAACAGTATCTCTTGATGAGATCATTAAAGATAAAATAAAATGAAATTAGAAATTATTGGGCAAGTACAATATATATCTGAGGCAAAAGAAATTTCAGGCAAAGAGCAACACTTCTTTAAAACAATTTGGTTAAAGACCTTGGAGAACTCTTATATAGCCGTCAATGCTTGGGATGACAAGATGGAAAAAGTTGATGAATATAAGGTGAAGGATATAGTCACCCTGAACTGTAGGGTAGAGTCTCACCAAAACAAAAAGAGAGAAGGATTGCACTTTCATAAAATATTTTTAATATGATAAGGTCCACCACCATATTGTATGATGTTTTGAGAAAGCACGACCTATCTCCTGTCGCATATATGTTGTGTGATCTTATATACAAGTACACCAGTAGCGGTGGATACTGTGATAAAATATTAACTGACCTAGCGGAAGAACTTAACACCTCAAGCCGTAGTCTTAGTAGGTATGTTACTGAATTAAGCGACAAGGGTCTCATTGAAAACATCGGCACTAAGTCTCATCCGAAGTATAAGACTACCCCCCTCTGGTTCCGGTTAGCCGTGTCAGACAGTGACGAGGTTATATCTCTTGAGTATCAAACTGTTTGTAAGGATGTGATTGAGTATATCAATGAGAGATTCAATAATAAATATAACCCAAGAACCTACGAGAAGAGATTCAAAAGCATACTATCAAAGAAGTTTGACGGCAAGCCAGTGACGGGAGCAATGATGGTCGATGGTTTTGTCTGGTGCAAGGAGAACTGGAGTGCTAAGTATCAGTCCTCTGTAACTCCTGAAGTGATCTTTGGAAATAAGTTTATAGAAAAATACCTAATACAATATAAAGAGTGGGAGACTATGAGTAAGGTCGCCCCCAACAGAAAGAATATAGCGATAATATGACAGATAACTTAACTAAATTACAGGATCTTGGCATTAACGTCAAGCATAACACTGGGACAGAACCTCAAAAAACAACATGCCCAAAGTGCTCACACTCCAGAAAAAGAAACAAACATGAAAAATGTTTGAGAGTATGGGTGGAGTCTGGGACATATTATTGCCACCACTGTGGAGACAACGGATCTGTTGCTGAATATAAATCTGATTACGAACTACCAACAGTAAAGGCGTCTCCATTATCACCAAAGATTTTAAAATTCTTTCATGACAGGGGCATCAAGGATTCTACTATAGAATATTTTGGCGTAACAGAAGGCGTTGAGTATATGCCACAGGTCCAGAAAGACAGACCAGTTATTCAATTCAATTACATAAGAAAAGGCAGAAAGATAAACATCAAGTTTAGAGATTCAGAGAAGAACTTTAAACTAAACAAGGGATCTGAAATGATTATGTATGGTCTGGACCTAATCAAAGATGCATCTTGGTGTATAATAACGGAGGGAGAGTTTGATGCTATGGCTTTTTATGAGGCGGGTCTTCAACAAGACAGGTTAATGTTTTCCTGTTCGGTCCCAAATGGAGCGTCAACTGGAAATCAAAACCTCACATACCTTGACAATAGCATTGATGAGTTTGAAAACAAGGATAAAATATATTTAGCACTTGACAACGATGGTCCAGGTATAAAACTTAGAGACGAATTATCGAGAAGAATTGGCAAGGATAGGATTTGGTTAGTGACTTTTCCTGATGATTGTAAAGATGCTAATGATGTTTTACTCAAGCATGGGTCTGAAGAGTTGGTCAAATGTATTGATTCAGCAAAACCTTACCCATTAGAAGGCGTGAGTAAAGCATCGGATTCTCGAAAAGAAATTCACGATCTCTATAATTATGGTATGCCTCAAGGCGATACGATAGGGTACAACAACTTTGATCGTTTAATGTCCTGGAGGCCATCAGAATTTACTCTAGTAACAGGTGTTCCTGGTCACGGTAAGTCTAGTTTCGTTGATCAGGTTGCTGTTGAGTTAGCAAAGAAGGGTTGGAAGTTTGGAGTGTTTTCAGCAGAGAAACAACCCATCAAGGTACATGTGGCAGAACTAATAGAAAAGTATGCAGGTAAGAAGTTTGGGAAGGGTTCTGTAACAAACCTTCAGCCAGAAGAACTTGACCCCGCTATTGATTTTATAAATAAACATTTCTTTTTCATAAACCTAAAGGACAACGATCTCACCGTGGAGGGCATACTTAACAAAGGAAAAGAGTTAGTAAAGAAAATGGGTATTAATTGTTTGATCATTGATAACTGGGCTTTTGTAGAGCATAAGATTGAGAGAGGAATGAACGAACATCAATACACTGGACTTCAACTGTCAAAGATTAAGATCTTCAAGGAGGCTTATGACTGTGGTGTTATGCTAGTTGCTCACCCACAGAAGTTGAAAAAAGAAAACGGGAAAGTGGAAGTCGCTTCAGGTTATAGCGTAAGCGGCTCTTCCCACTTTTTTAATAAAGTAGATAATGGAATTACTGTTTACCGGGACTTCGAGAAAGAACTTGTCGAGGTGCATGTTTGGAAGGTTCGATGGAGGTTCACGGGTAAGACCGGTATGCAGGAGTTCAAGTATGATTTAGATACAACATGTTATTCAGAATACGAAAATGGCGAGACGCAGGAAATCAATAGTCAGTTCCCAAGGTTCAAAGGACAATGAACAACAACTTTTTAAAGTTGAGTGGACACAGAACAGGTGGGGAGGACACGTTGGCAAACAGAAAAAGTTTGAAGCAGGAGATTTATTAAGACCGGCTATGTTAGATGAGGTAGTCCCTGAGAGAGAGGACTACTTCATTAGGCCGATGGCAGAGGGTAACTGTTACTATCTATTGCATAAAGGGTTTAGTAAACTAGCAGAATATGAGGATATAAAAACATTTGTAAAGTACAAATATGTTTATGTCTACAAAGATTTTAATTTATATGGCGTACAAAAATAAAGAAGATCAAAAGGCAGCAAGCCGAAGACATTATCTTAAAAATAAGGAAAAGATAAAAGAGAGATCAAGATTGAGAAAATTGGAGAACCCTGAAAAAGAAAAGGAGTATCGAAAAAAATATTACAGCAAACCTTCTGGAATTGAAGGGATATCTCTTGGAGTATTAAACAGAAGGAAGTATGTGGAGTCCAATCGAGAAAAATATTTAGAGACTAATCATAACTGGAGAAACAATAATAAAGAACACGTATCTAGTTACAACCATAAATATTATCAGGAAAACAAAAGACATGGGAAATAAAAATAGAAGAAAGGGTCACGACTATGAGCGTGATTTAGTAAAGGATTTTAAGAATTTAGGTTTCACAAACTGTGTTACTTCAAGATACGGATCTAAGATGTTGGATGATCAAGGGATTGATCTTATGTATACCGGAGACTTTGCTGTCCAGGCAAAATGCTACTCCCGAAATCCCAACTACAGAAAGGTATTAGAAGAGATGCAGATCAGAGCAACTGATGTGCCTATTGTTTTTCACAAAGTACCCAGGGGCAGGGAGTATTGTGTGTTATATAAAGAAGACCTGCTAGAGTTAATTGAAATGTTAATATCAAATAAGATAATAAATACACCTTAATATGCAAGATGAAATGCCTGTACAATACAAAATAAAAATACCAGAAATAGACAAACTTTTAATTGACCATAACAAGGCTCATGTTGAAATAGTTTCTGTTACTAATACAGAAAAGGATAAAAAGAAATTAAAAGAGTTGGATGAAACTCTTATAAAGAAAATAGACTATGTGAATCATGTAGTCTGTGAAGTCCTCGAATATCTCGAGGCGAGAGGTTGTGATACCTCTGAATATATATAACACTTTAAATTATAATTATGTCAAATTCAGTAGAATTACAAGGTCGCATCAAAAAAATCTCTGATGCACAAACCATTCAAACTCAAAAAGGAGATATTGAAAAAAGAGTATTAACAGTTGAACTAGGTGGTGACTCACAGTATCCTGTGGACTATCCTGTTGAAGCCATTGGTGCTAAAGCAAACCTATTCAATGCTTATAATGTCGGTGACGAAGTGAAGGTGTCTGTTAACCTAAGAAGTTACACAGATCGTAATGGCGAACTTAGAACAGCAAATGCTAATGCCTGGAAGATTACCTATGCGGATGGTAATATTCCTAACAGCAATAACAACCATGCTCAAAAAGTTGAAAACGCTGTAAACGATCTTGCATTTTAATGAATACGAGAGAGAAAATTGAGAGGGTCGGTGCCGAAATCATCGGCCTTCTTATTTCAAAGAACGAAGCATACGGGGATTCCGCAACAAACCCTGTTAAGATATTCAGTGATGGTAACGCTGTAGAATCTTTATGTGCTAGAATCGATGATAAGATATCAAGGATAGAACAAAAGGGTATATATGACAAGACTGAAGATACCGTCAAAGATCTTGTTGGTTATCTTATTCTTCTTTTGGTTGCTCTTAGAGATCAAGAAGAGATCGAGGGTGCTAAACCAAGTGAAACTGTTAAGTGGTTTACCAATAAATCTTGGGGAATATAAGTGGATTTAATTTCTTCCTTGCCCCCGATAAGATTTACGGTAGTTCTTACTACCAGGAGACTTGGATGTTTTTGTTTTTGCGTGAACACCAGGTCTCTTTTTTTTAGGCTTCTCGATATAAGCCGATGCTATTAATCTTGCCATTACTTATGTCTATTATTGCCCATCACTTTCTCAACCCCTCTGGATCCGAAGTATGCTCCAACAATTAGAGATAAAACTCCAGATATAGAATCTAAAGAATAGTCCATATACCACCCCGCAACGTATGAAACGGAGAAAAATACAAGCGTTAACGGCCTTACGTTTTGAGCAAGCCAAGACTTTGAACTCATGTCTGCGGTCCAACGCTTTGTGATCTCTTGCATCTCTATTGCATCCTGCTCTAACAACTTAAGTGCTGTTTCTTTATCTTGAGGGGCTAATACTTTTGGATCTTCTTTTTCAATTAGGTTCTTTACGATACCGAGAACTCCCGCATCAGGTAGTATGTCACCCATCGTACCTAAAAGGCTAGGTGCCACTTTACTAAGGAAAGACCCCACCTTAGTTTCTTTAAATTTTTTTTTAGGTTTACTCATCCTGTAATTCTTTAATCAATTCTTGCAATTTTTCTATATCTTTTTGTAGGTACTCAATCCTTAAATCCTGCTTCGCATCATCGGGCAGTGCACCCATCTCACCTCGTGGCCACTTGATTCTGAACTCATCATTGAGTGTCTGGTTGTACTCTAACCTCACAAGAGAACTTTCAATTTCAGAAATCTTTGCAGTTAAATCAAACCAGATGCCCGCTATAGTTATAATACCAATAACAATACCTACTAGCGTTTTAATATCTAGTTTTACCTCTGATTTTTCTGACAGTTCGCTCATTGTTTACCACCATCTAAATGTTATTCTGACAACTAAAAGATAAATATTTAGTTCATTCCAATCTTCTTCTTCAAACTCTGGAGCACGATCTTCTTTTGGATAATAAGTTAATCCAAATAAAGCACCGTCTGCTATAAGCGTAATCGATGTATCAAACATATTTATCTTGTATTGGTTTGTATTCTAACTTAGCATCGTAACTTGGGCAGGCCTTAGTTGAGAAGTCTCTATGACCATAAACCTCAGCACCCGGATGACTAGCACAAAGATAACCAACCAAGTAGTTTAGGCTGTCAATTTGTGCATCCGTTCTCGTATCTTTAGGTTCCATATCTAAGTCACACCCTCCAACATATGTGATACCGATGCTAGTTTTGTTATGTCCCTTGCAATGGGCACCCGAAATTGAGACATCTCTTCCTGGATTTATTGTGCCGTCAAGTTGAACTACATAATGATATCCAATCTGTGACCAACCTCTTTGCTTATGCCATGAATCAATCTCCTCTACAGACACTGGTCTACCCTCTGGTGTGGCAGTACAGTGTACAATTATTTTATCTATCTTCCTCATGTTAATCGTTGTTTCTCCAGGTGTTTACATTCTTAAGTTTTGATTTTGCTTGTGCCGCTCTCCACATTTTTTGGATATTCATCTTATGCATGCTTTGTGATCTTCCAGATGTGGTTAATATTCTGTCTTCCAATTGCCCTTGTCCTTTAATATAATTAGTCAACATTCTACTAAACTCTTGACCCGTTGTTATTTGATGCTGATAAAGTTCATCATCAGTAAGGGTTCTCATTTCATTACCAACCCTCATAGGTCTGTTTTGGATTTTACCTGGGTAAGCATTGTGCTTGTCAATAAACTGCCACCTTCTGTCATCACCTCTAACATTGAGCCAGTGAGTGTATGGTATCACAGTTTCTCCAGGGTAACTCTTAGTCTTTTCACCAAAAGCATCTATCCTAGGTTGTCCTGCAATCTGACTTAGACCTGCGGCATATAACAATGCGTTCTTTACATCGCCCGCACTATATGATGTAGCATCAAAGATCTTTGTTACCTGTCTAAACAAATTTAGATTTTGTGGCATTGGCCTTAATAGGGTACCTCCAACAGATCTTATGGCTGTCTTTGAAATTCTGTCCAATGTTTTTGTAACACTAGAATCATCTACTGTGTTAGGATCAAATTGCGATCCACGACCAGTTACCTGTCCAAACACCGCCTCACTCAACTCTCTTACGGAAGTAAGTACCGATGAATCCATAATAAGGTTAACAGAGTTTGCATAAGCAATAAGTGTTCTTTCCATCATATCATCAAAGACCTCACCTTTTCCACCGGTCATTTTATGTGTCTCCATATAGTTTCCTATGATAGCAAGGGGTATTGATAAAGGAATAATGTTTCTGTAGTCCATCGTCTTATTACCAACCTTAATTGTATATGGAGGTAGTGGAGCGTTCTTCATGTCGTTTCTTGTGTATTGGTTTGAGTTATTGTAACCTCCACCACTAACTTCAAAGAACGGATCATCATCGTCATCTTCATATGACATTGCTGCTAAAGCGGCTAGACCCATAAATGACGTTGTGCCAAAATACGCTCTTGACATTTGTTCGTCTCTCAATCTAGATCCTTTTTCTCCCAATCCATCTTCTGCTTTATAACCTCTTGCCACACCTATACCTGGTGCTACATCTATCATATACTCTCCGATTGAGCCGATGATGCTTGTAAAAGGAACAAACGATTTTAAAACAAGTTGCCTACCAAAGCCTGCTTTTGGATTGTTTGATAATGTGCGGATGTAGTTAGCCACCCATGCAACTGGTTGTGCAAGACTTCCAGGTCTATTGTCTATAAACACTTGAGCATTACTAGCAAGGGTAGCATCAATAGAAAGCCCTTTGATTTCAGCCTCCTTCATTGCTTTTAGATATTCCTTATACTCTTCTATAGACCCGTCAAAGTTTTCTTTCTCTTTCATGGTCTCTAGTTCGGCATCAGGCTTACCAATAAAATCCTCACTATACCTTGCAACAAGTGCTTCGTGCATGAGTTCTCTCATTCGGACTTTTTCAATATTACTAAAGTCTGTGTTGGGATCCGCCTCTCGCAGTCTACCCATCAATGACTCCATCTCTTTTTTGGCATGCCTACTTACTTCTGTCGCTAAGTATAAATCAGATGCTCTCTTTCTTAATTCACTTTTTGGTACACCATCTTTTCTTAACTGATCAAGAAGGTAATTAAAGTACCTTCCTTCATAACCAACCTTACTTATAAATCTATCTGTAGCGTTCAATACTCTACCTACAAATTTATAATAGTTGTATGGGTTCTTTTTACCTCCTTTAAATTCTGTTGTCTCTAGAACATTATAACTTCCCGCCTCCGGATTTGCTTCTGAGTTTTGATACTTGTCAACTCTGGATCCATTTTTAAGAATATCCATTGCCATGTTTCGGCCTTGCTCGAAACCTCTTTTAGTTGTGCCAACCCCTATGCTTCTGATGAAATCAAGATATCCTCCTGTGAATATTCTATCTACTCTCGACATCTCCATCAGTGGTTGCAATATAATGTTTGCAGATCCTGAAGTTATGTTAAGTATTTGAGTGGAAACACCTGAAAGAAGTGCTGCATATTGCAACCCGAAGAATGTATCTTTCAATGTATAAGAGGGAACTAATGAATCCATGTACTTATATGTCGACCTCATAGCGGCATTTGCTAACTCGCTGTTTTCTGGAGCCTCTCTCAATATACTGTGCAGTTCTTCTATCTTACTTTTCTGTTCGGCAGATAGCGTAGTGCTTTCTAATTTTTGTTTACCCCCGAATAACCTATGAATGAAATGGCCAAACTTAGTTTTGTTGTCCATGTCTTCATTGAATTTTTCCATTGCCAGTTCAGTCCTGTCAATTAAAGTGGTTGCAGTTTGAGCGGTCCAAGATCTAAGTGCGGCAGACGCTTGTCCGGAATATGTACCATCCCCTGCCAATGCACGCTCTATCTGGCCCATGGTTTCAATAACAGAATCTATCTCTGCTGTTGATGCACCTTCTGATCTAAGTTTGCTAACCTTTAAACCGTAATGATGTAACGCTGCTTGACGTGCTAGTTGAACTCTTGCTAGTTCTTTCACTGTTGTGTCTGTCTTAAGTAAATCTTTTAAGACATCTACATTTTCAAAACCACCTCTTGAATTTACATCCTCTAATACAAGATCCATGGTTTCTTTCATATCCATAGTCTTGTAGTAGTTAGGGTTGTTGTTCACCCAATCGTATACCTCTTCTTTTCCTACGTCTTGGTCTTTGGCTTTCTCAACTGATCCAGTTTCAAAACCTCTTTGTCTGAATCCATTGTCACTCATGTATTTACTTAATACAACTCGTGCCTGTTCTGTGGTAAGTTCTTTACCGTTGACTTTTAATGAATAGGATTTGATACCGTAAATTAATTCAGCAGAAGTAAATCCTTTGTCCTTAAGTTTTCCTAGTAAACCTGATAATGCACTCGGAAGTTTTTGAGTGTCTAATCTTCGATGTTCAGTTTGTGATATCGATCCGCCATCATCTGACGGAACAGTTCCAGAGAAGCGGGGTCTATCTCCTCCATCTTGGTTTCTTTGTGCATCGATACCTGAACTTGTTTCTGATTCGATACTTGATCTACCTTTGGATTGGTAGTATTGCTTTGTGCGTGTTTTGCTAGTTCCTTTATATATGTCTTCTGATCCATTTTTTATTTTATTTAGAATTTCATTGTACTGATTGTTGTGAGCAACGAAAGTATCTACATAATGTTTGTAAAAGTATAAAACATTTTCGTTATTCTCTAAATTTATTTGAGTTTCTGCTGCGTTGTTAACCCAATCTATGGACGCTTGCCTTATATTATCATCTGTTATATCCTCTTCATTTTCAAAAACGAACTCTGGAACAAATTGATATTTAATACCTATAGCCTTATCGCCTGACTCATTAGTTATTATAGTGTAACCAGATATGGCAGTTTTCACAGGACCAATTTGGACACCCTCTTTTTCTATATTGTCTTGTGCAAACTTAGTTGCCTCATCAAAACTTAAAGGATTTACAAACTGTAATTCAACTGCGGGTCTTGCATTTGGTCTTTTAGTTAACTCTCTCTCCATAGTTTCAGGATCCATTCTTTCGTCAATAGGTAAAACCTCTGACATGAAAACAGATTCCTGCTCATATTTTTTTGCAGATTCAATCACTCTCTTTAATACAGGAGTCATATCTTGGCTCGACTCCACAATCATCTCAGCATCAAATGCTCTTTCAGGATCGTTTAAATATTGTGATTTGGTTGTATTTACTTTTAAAGAAATTAAATCTTGACCTCTTAAATCTTTTTCAATACTAACCCCCTCTTCTTTAAGCATTTCCAGTTTGTCTTGATTGTCCAAAACAGGGTTCTTGTAACTTGGTCTTTCTGTGCTTAAACCTAAATAGTATCTTGTTATTTCCTCTTTAGATGACTCATCCCTAAAGTCTCCTTTCTTTGCTGCGGCCCCAGTTGCCCAACCATTTTTCAGCCATAGATCCTTTTCAGCAAACCATAAGTATGCCTGAAGATCATCGGGATCCATTCCTAGTTTTTCTGAGGCATTAATTATAACCTCTTCGGCAAGTCTATAGTCAGATATGTTACCTGAATTGACCAAAGCCTTTTCGTTAACACCGGCTTCTGCACGTTCTGGGATTCTGTATCTATCAATATTCCCATCATAAATCATTCTTCTGATTGTTCGGGCAGCCCATAAATCAATAGTTGGGTTTGTTGTTATACCAACTACGTTTTTATAAAAATTATTTGTTTTAGTTTGTTGAGTTTGATTTAACCAGATACCCGCCAAAACTTTAGCGGTAGCCGGACTATTTATACCATACCTTAAAGTAGGGTTGTCTGTTCTATATAATACATTAGCCTTTGGCCATAGATTCAGCAACTTTCTTTTTGTTTCATCGATGTCTTTCGGGTCTGGACTTACATCAAATATTTTTGTGCTTTGACCTAAATTCTTTGCAGCATTAATAGCCCTTCCTTTATACTCATTAAAAAATTGGTTAAGTTCTTCTTCGTTTTGATACTGCTCAACTCTATCTATAAATTCTTTATATTCTTCTATATAAGAATCGTAAGCACCGTTTGAATAACCTTTCAATGCCATTACAGCATATTTGTAATTATTTCTAACGTCTGTTTGTGCTGAAGTTGCCCCAATAAGTCTTCCGAAGAAATTAGTTCTACCTCCAAAAATATTTCTCATTCTTGTGTGCAGATCTTTATACCAACCCATTCCCTTCACTACTTCTTCAACAGTGGAATTAGCATTATATTCATCTACAATTTTGTCACCAATCTGATTTATTTTTTGTTCAAGCGTACCTTCAAAATATTTTTCAAGACCATTAACCATGTTATAAGATTGGCTTGATATTTTGATCTTTAATTTTTTACCTCGTTTTTCAAACTGATACCTCCCATCCTTCATCACGGGCTCTATGAGTGATAGCGTTGGGTCGTTCTTAAGAGTTTCTTGCAGTGCTTTAAATTCTGATATTGCTTCACGCTCTGGGTTTTTATACCTTTGCATGTCTATAGCATCAACATCTATTTCGTTATCTGTTGTTGGATCTATGCTCGTAGCGGTCATCAACTTCTCCGCACTAGACTCAATCATTTCATTTAGACTTGATGTCTTAATATCAAAGTCTGCTTCGGCAGGAAGTGATAAAGCCTTCTTAATCATATCCTTTACCTGCTCTATAATTTTTTCAAACTCCGATTGTCGCTTCGGGTCTTTAAATATCTTAGCACCCTTTTCGCCAATTGCCTGAACCAAAGCCTCGTTTAAGGACCTATCACCATACCCTGACGCAACAGCATCCTTATGAAACTTAGTTCCTTCGATTAATTTAAGTGCTTTTTTGTGGGCCTCCGGATTAACCTCAGATAACATGTCTTCCCATATATGAGCGAACTCATGAATAGGAGTGTCTAGCGTTGCCAGTTTTGGGTTAATGTAAATTTTATTTGTCTTTCTATCCCTAAACCCTTTTAATTTTTTAGGATCTAAATTGACAGACGCTGCCGCATCATTAAAGGTTTGTTGATCATAAGTAACTTCTGATCCTTTGAACACCCTTTGAAAGTGGTTGCTTAATTTTTCAATCTCTGTATTAACATCTCCTGTTTCGGGATCAACCTCTTGTCCTGTGCTTGGCTTTGGAGGTGAAATAATTTCATCAATCAAACTATCCGCCTCAGACTGCTTTTCTTTAGATATAACCGCCTCCTGTTCTGTGAGAACTCTAATGCCTTTTTGGCCTCTGTTATAAGCAGCAACCATTCTTTTCATACCATCTAATACATTTCCGCTTTCGTCTATAACAGCGGGTGCATTCTTACGAGAGCCCTCATACTCCATATCAGGGTTCTCATCAACAAAGTTTTTAAAGTTTTCATTTGTTTGGTATAAAGTTTCAAGGTCGACTCTCTTCATTTTAAAAGTCCTTCCTTCAATGTTTCCAAGTTTGTCTGACAGTTCCTTGTCGGTTTTACTGTCTCCAATATTTTCTATAACAGACACTACCTTAGATCCATCCACAATAGCACCTGGTTTTGGAATGCCATTTTTTATTTCTGTTTTCTTTTCCTCTATAGTTTCCTCTACGGTAGATTCCGCATTCTCTGCTCTCGGAGCATTCATTGCGTTGTAGACAAAATCAGCCTCCTCTACTATTTGGTTAATCTTAGTCCCCGCCTCTTTCATTGGCAAAACTATAGCCTCATATTTCTTGGCTTTATCAAGCATTCCCTGTGCAACTTCGGCAGTGAATTTAGGACTCTTTCTTTTTAGTTCTTTTTGAACAGCAGATTCAAATGTTTTGTAGCCCAATCCCGCTGTTGTCCACGCTTCTTTTTCTAACTGAGTAGAAGATACGCCTAGACCAGGACTAGCCATTAAAGTGGTTGCTGTAGTTGTCAATATCATGGTGTTGATAAACTCATCTTTTGACATAAACTTGTCTACACCGTATACTGGATTTGGGGATTTTGCATCATACTTGTATTTAGTATAGTTTTCAAAACTACCTTGAATAATTTCTTCAAAGTTTTCGCCAACTATTTCTTTAGCATATGCTCTAGTTCCTGCTTTTACGGCAGCCTGCCTGCTTCCTGTTTTAGATAAAACATCAACAGCCTTCTTTACGGAATTACTTCTGATTCCCATCATGGCTGCCGCACCCTTCCTTGCAAGAGGGTTGTTAAATAGGGCAGAAGTACCTCCAGTAACAAGACCTATACTTAAGGCCATTGCTTCTGCGTCTTCCTCATCTACTCCTAGTTCTCTTGCCTCCTTATTGGTTTGGTGATACGCTTTAAAGAATTGGTCACCCCCCATAATACCACCGGCAACTAATGTTCCGCCACCTGTGTACGCAGCGGCAGCAATTGCAGGTGCCATTTCTCCCACCGTTTTAAGAGTCATGGGTAGAATATAAACAGGGTTTTCTGATAGGCTTGCTGATGCTACCTGATCTGGAACGTATGCAAACTGTCCAATTGCTGTATCTTTCCAATTGTCTGATGAAAAGAAGTGAGATATATTATCTGCCACTTCGCCAACCCTCTGCTCATATGCAGTGCTTAAATCATCAACAGATTCTCTTTGCTCATCAGTCATTGTAGTTGCAGCAAAAGCATCTAACGCCACGTCTAGGGCTAAACCTGTTTTTCCACCAACAAGGTTTGTTCCGTACTTCCCTCCAAACTCTACTATACCTCCTGCTAAATTTCCGACTGATTCTACAATAGCACCAAAACCAACTGCCATTGACGAACTCAAATAATCTCCAGGCACTACTCCCTCACCACTAAGCCTCATGGTCTGCATCACATCCCTCATTTCATTATCATACAATTCTTTAAAATTGTTGTCAATATGGTCATGATAGTTTGACGCTAACTTTTCGTGATGTTTATACATC